ACCAGAACATGAATCCCAATGCTGCTGAATATTCAGAGGATCAGCCTACACAGCAGGATGAAATTGAATTATTCACGGCGACAGGAACAAAAATTCCTGCCAACAGTTATTTCCTGCTCATTGACAAAACAGGCGCGGGAACTACTTATGATAATGTAATGTGCCTGATCAATTTTTCATTTGATGCCAGCAGCGCTGTAAATGATGACTCCACCATGTGCTGGCCTGATAATTCTGCAGGTGTACAAACGGCCACTGTTCCTTTTACGGGTAAAACATTCTTGGTGCCCGGCACCGGCGCGATCTCCGCTCCCGATATTTTTACTGTGTGGCAAAATAAATCAACCGTGGCATGGAAGATAGGCAAGGCAACACCCGCACCCGGCGATATGACAAAGACGGGTAAGGGCTTTTTATCTGCTTACGGTGAAGCGTATGATACCAATACAACGGGTAATTTTTCGGGTACGATCACTGTTACCGGGCCAATTACGCAAACAGTAGCACCATGAAAAACAACGGCTATACAGAAATAACGATTAACGGGCGCAAGGCTGGCTTGAAATTCAATATGTATGCCATTGAACAGTTTGAAACGATCAAGGGCAGGAATAGCAATATAAAGAACTTTACGACCATTATTTATGCGGGCATCCTGGGCAATGCCTATGTAAAGCAGGTTGAACCGCAATTCACTTTTGAAGAGGTGAGCGATTGGGTGGAAGATCTTGCTCTGAACGGCGATACTGAGGGCGAATTAAACCGCGTAAGCGAAATATTCAGTAATTCGCAGGTACTAAAAACGCTGATTGATAAGGCGAATAAGAACGGCGAGCCCACGGAGGATCAAAAAAAAATGATAGTAGAGCCGGTATAGATTTTTCGGAGGTTCATTCAATTGCTTTTGGTGAGATCGGGCTATTGCCGCATGAATACTATTCTTTACTTCCCCGTGAATTCAGAAGCCTGGTAGACGGGTATAATCACAAACAATATCGCCTTTCAAGTGAAAATCGTTATGCTGCCTATATTTCGATTCTTCCCTTTACGAAAGATTTGACGCTGCAAAAGTTCTGTTCTGATATATGGCCTCTACCGATGGATGAAAAACCGGAAGATAAAAAAATAATAGCGCCTTCCGTAATTGATAATGATTTATGGAAATCCTTACAAAAGCAAATGAATGTGAAAAGTGATTATGAAACGATACTGGAAAAACATAAAATAAATTAATATGGCTGATGTTGCCGCAATGGATATTGTTCTGGGTTCGAAAGTTGATGGTGCAACGGGTGGACTCAAAACAGTTCGAAAGGAACTTGGTGAAACCGCTACCGCAGCGGTTAAACTTGATTCCACGCTTGATGCAACATCAAAATCATTAACAAATATTGGCGGTATCGCAGTAAGAACGGCCAAATCTTTTGATTCTGTAGCGGCGGAAGTATTTTCTGCTGCGGATGCCTTTAACGCGAAGTGGAATCCGGTAGTAGAGGAGGCGATAACAGAAGCAGCAAAGGCCACTACGCAGGTAAATACACTAACTGCGTCTTTTGCCAAAATGGGGGCGGGCTTCCGGACAACTGCTAACTATGGCCCGCAATTCAATGAATCATTAAAGAAAATTCCTCCGACTGCGGCCAGCGCAACTCAGGCAATGGTAAATCTGGGCCGCATTGTTCAGGATGCACCGTATGGTTTTATCGGTATTGCCAATAACATAAACCCGATGCTGGAAAGTTTTCAGCGATTACAGAAAGAAACTGGCAGCACAGGAAGCGCATTAAAATCACTTGTCGGATCATTGGCGGGTGGCGCTGGTTTAGGTCTTGCCGTTTCTGTAGCAACATCGCTTCTGGTTGTTTTCGGCGATAAGCTATTTTCTACTTCAAAAGCAGTCGATGAGGCGAAGAAGGCTAATGATGAATTTGCGAAATCGCTAAATGATGCCAGGGCTTCAGCCTTATCAACAGGCGTTCAATTGCAAACTTTTATAAACATTGCCAAAGACACGACAAAGCCATTAACAGAACGGAATGAGGCATTGAAGGAAGCTAATAAAATAATGGGTGAACATGGTGAGAAATTAACGCTCGCTAATATTGGAACAAAGGCAATAACAGAACAAACAAATTTATTTACAGATGCATTAATCAATCAGGCGATAGCGGTAAAATATGCTGACCGGATTGCTGATCTGATAATAAAACAAACCGATGCATCAAGAGAGTATGGTAAAGCACTGGATGACTCTAATAAGAAAACTAAAGATGCGATTGACTTAAATAAAATTGCAGGAACAGGAACCGGAGGCATTGGCGGCGGCGGTAATATTGTGGCTACCAACAATGCCACTACCGCTTTAAATAAACTCGTTGGGACAGCTACCAATTATAAATTAATAACAAAAGATTTAAATCAAGCAAATACTGATTTAGTTGCTACACAAGAAAAAGTAACAGCCTCTCTCGGAAAGATGGGCGAAAAAACAAAGGAAACTACAAAGAAAACTGCAAAGCATATTGTAACGGTTGCTGATGTGATGAAAGACCTCAATAACGAATTAGATTTCATTACATTAAAAGAAGGAGCAGAACACATAAATCTTGCTACCGAAAGAATTAATGCACTTGAGGGTGCATTAAAAAAAATGGTTGAGATAAAAGCACCATTGCAGGACATGGTTAATGTGATAGGGCAAATACAGGTTTTAAAGGCTCCTATAGACCTTGCCGAAACTCAAAAGAATATTTCCAAACAATTACCGGAAATAGTGAAAACAGTAAAGACGGGATTAGATGAGCAATTTAAAGATTTGAAAGGCATTGACTTTTTTGGAGGTGCTTTTTTTGAGATGGGAGATGATGCAAATGAAAAAACAAAGAAGCGCAATAAAGAAAATGCAGACATTCAAAAGAAACAACTTGAGAATGCCATGAAAGCCGCGCAGGCATTACAGGGTGTTTTTACTGATGTGTTTAATTCATTGGCACAGGGTGGACAAAATGCTATACAAACTTTACTTCATTCAATTGAACAGTTAATAATAAAGCTGGCAGCAACAGCAGCAGCAGCAGCATTGATTCAATTTCTTTTTAATCCTACAAGCGCGGTAACAGGTAAGGCATTGGGATTTGCAGGAATATTTAAAGGTTTATTGGGTTTTGCTGAAGGCGGCATTGTTACCGGGCCAACCAGCGCCCTTATCGGTGAAGCAGGTCCCGAAGTAGTTTTTCCGCTGGACAGGTTACGCGAATTTATTCAGCCGGCACAAGCTCAGGTGGTGGTACTCGAAACAAGGGTTAGAGGCAGTGATATATGGTTATCACAATCGCGGACAAATGAAAGAAGGGGAAGAACATATTAGGGTTTAGGCTTTGATTCTTTGCCATAGTATTTTAGAATCAGCCAACCTAAAGTAAGAGGCAGCCCCGCAATTGAAACAATAGCGACAACCCATTCATATATTGTCATTGTCATAGTTCTTTTATTAAATTTTTAATTCTAATAGTTGTTGTGATTACAAAAAAGGCACAAATCAATATAGTGATTAAACCAGCATTGCAAAGCCAAAAATATTTGCTAAAACTTTTGCTTGCAATCACAGCGATTTCAGCCGAAGCTATTGGAATAGCAATTATAAAAATTAATCGTCTGAATTCACGTAGTTCATTGATTTGCTCTTTTATCTGTTCACTATTCATAAAGGCCGGATTGAATTACATACAAATTTATAGATAAAATTATACTATTAAAATTATAAATGGCTTATGCACTCAAATATCAAATTCCTTTCCTCTCTTCTAAGAATGAAACCTTTCTTATTAACCTGCTATTAAAAGATTATACCGGCACGGTTGAAACGCTGGAAGGTGCTTCCGATCCGTTTTTACTGGCCTGGGAATCCGGCGATAGTGATATAATAAATCCTATCCGCGCCAGCGAATGCACCGTGAATTTTTATAACGATGGCACAACGCCGCTAACAACATTTTACTCCGAAGATGATGAAGCATGGAAGATTGAATTTTACCGGCAAACAGGAAACAAACTTTTATGGTCTGGTTTCCTGGTGCAGGATGATTGCCGCGAAACATTCCAGGATCCGCCGCATGTGATACAATTAAAAGGAACGGATAATTTAGGATTACTAAAAGATACTCCATTCAATGAGGCATTTATCCCTGAAACATTTGTAAACGAAAACATATTAACATATAACCAAACGGC